AAGGCTATTTCGACTTCGCCTAGCGCGGGAACCTATGGACAGATCGATCGATCTGCTAACTCATGGGCTCGAAACCTCGCGATTAACGTCACTATGTCCGCTAGTAACATCCAAGAGACGATCTCGGATGCTATCTCGCAGGTTACCCGTGGCGACGAGATGCCGACCCTCGGTATCATGGATAGAACAGCGTGGAAATACTTGCATAGCTCCCTTACAGCTATTCAGCGTATCCAAGCTCCTACCAAGAAGGCGCAAGGCGGTTTCCGTCTTTTGAACTACGACGGCGTAGATTTCGTTTTCGACGGTGGATACGGATCTAGCGTACTTGAGACTAACTCTTGTCGTTTGCTCAATACTAAGTATTGGACGATGGAGCAGGTCCGAGGCGCTGATTTCAAGCCCCTGGAAAACCAAATGGCGCGACCGATTGATCAGGATGCTTACTTCACGGTTATCCTTCTCGAAGGTAACCTTTGTTGCTCGGCTCCGGCTCTTCAGGCGGTTATTTACGCTTAATTGATAAGGAGGCACTATGTCACAATCAGGATCATTCGGAGTAAATCCCTCTAGGACGTGGACAGGATCGGAAGGTCCGCTCCCCGCGTCTCTTATGGAGGCAGGATCAAGCGCCGAGGGCGATTGGGTTTTTGTTCAAGCGGATGGGGCTATCTCGCAGTACGGAGCGGTAATCATTTCCGCAGCCGGACAAGCAGCGCAGGTAACCCAAACGAATGACGGTACCGATCTCCTCCTCGGAGGTTTCGCGCAGGTAGCCGCAGCCGATAACGAGTACCTTTGGGTATGGGTCGGCGGCGTAGCCGGTGGCGGATCAGGTAAAGGAATCAAAGGCAAGGTGGCGGCCGGATGTGCAGCGGGTAAAGCCCTCTACACGACGACCACCGCGGGCGTTGTCGATGATGACTCTACCTCGGCGGTTAAGTTGGCGAACGTTGTAACAGTTGCTACAACTACACCAGCCGCGGCCGTTGAGTTGTACTCGACCGGGCATATTACGCTTAACGCGTAACGGTTTTAGGGGGCTCCGCTAGTACAGGGAGCCCCTATTTACTTGAGGATATATGACAAACTACGCGGGCAATCTTACGACTTCGACTCCAACTATCGCGACCGCTACGAGTACGCAGGTACTCCCCGCGAACGGGTTTCGTAAGTTTCTCTTAATTCAAAACAACTCAGCCGCTAACATCGCGATCAGTTTCTCAGGTGCTACGCTAACGGGCATCGCTCCTACTTCTACCAACAAGTGTTACGTATTGCCGTCTACGGCCGGATCTAACGTCGTACGATTTGATAACAATTTCGTACCGGCGGGCGCGATTACGGCGTACCAAGCTAGCGGCGGATCGATCAATACGCTTGTCGTTGTAGAGGGCTAGAGATCGGTATACTATAAAAGTATCCTAATTTAATGAGGGGTGCTTATGAGAGATATCGATCTTAACGAGATTATGTACGGTCCGGATCCGCGTAAAAAGCCGTATCACGGCGCAAACGTTAAGTTTTTCTACGCGATTAACCAGAACCAAGCAAAAAGCGAAGCAGCCGGACGGCCGGTATTCGACGAGATACCGTCTATTTCTATTCAATACGCAGGAATGGACGAGACCGTACGGAAGGTAGAGCCGAAGGATATTCAGGCATACCCGGAGGAATGGAAGGCGTTTCAGGAAGGAAACGAACCCGTACAATCGGGACTCCCTCTCGTTGAATGGCCAATGGTTACCGGCTCCGTTGTAAAGGAATTGCAGTACCTCGGATTTAAGACGGTCGAACAACTCGCGGCCGCTAACGATGACGTACGGCGACGGCTCGGACCTCTCGGTAACCTTATCAAGAAGGCGCAAGATTACCTCGACGCGGCTACCGCTCCGCAATCCGAGGTAGTAAATCTCCGCGAATCCTTAGAGCGCGAAAAGAAGAGAACCGCGAAGTTAGAGGAAATGGTAAACCTCCTCTTATCGCGCATTAACTCGACCGAAGGAAACAATATGAGCCTAGGAAAAGTTGTTGCGGATAGCTCGTTTAATGAGGAAGAAATAGACGAGACAACGGAGGCTCCGCGACGCGGCAGACCTCGCAAACAAGCGGAGTAACAATCCTTGGCAGAATTAACCCTCCTTGAAAACGTACAGAATGTCGCGGACGAGGCGGGTTACACTGTAGCCGCTACCGTGGTCGGATCTACGGATACGACTACAAAACAACTCCTCGCGATAGCGAATCGTATTAACGACGAGATGGCGCAGGAGTACGCATGGCCCCAACTCTACGCGGCCGGAAGTATAACGCTTGTTGCAGGGCAAGCATCTTATGCACTACCGGCCGCGTTTTCCTATTATCACTACGATACGTTTTGGAATCAGTCTACGCGATGGCGTGTGCTCGGTCCTATGTCGCCTCAAGAGTACGCGGAGATTAAAGGCTACGGTCTTAATACGACCGTTTATAGTCGTTTCCAGCTACGCGGAATAAGTCAAAACGAGTTATTGATTTCTCCAACACCGGACGCGGGAACAGCGGGGCAAACCATTATCTTTGAGTACATAATGGATCGTAGTATCCGGCCTAAATCATGGGCTCCGGCTACCGCGTTCGGCCCTGGTAGTTACTGTAGCTACAACGGCAACTACTACAAAACCGTACTAGGCGGGACCGCGGGTTATACTCCTCCAACGTGGACAACCGGTAGCGGTAATGACGGCGGTATAACCTGGGACTATTACAACGGCTCCTACACTAAGTTTTTAGCGGATACGGACGTTACCCTGTTTAACCCGAAAACCTTAGAGCTAGGTATGTTAGAGCGTTTCGCCGAGATACACGGCCTAACGACCGTAGTACCGCGATATCAAGCGGAGCTAAACAAGGATTTCAGCCGGTATATACCCGGTAAGACAATATGGGCGGGCGGAGAGTCTCAAGCTACGCTATTCGCGCGGTCCGGTACGGCTATCTTTGGAACGTGGATCTAAGTTATGGCAAGCTATTCGGAGCAATTAGCAGAATACCAGCGACTACGCCAACAAGGTATCAGCGGACCGCAAGCCGCGGAAATGGTGTGGGGTCCGGGTGGTATTCAGAATCTTCAAAAGCAGCAAAATAAAGAAGCAGGGCGCGCGGGACAAGCCGCAGCCGTAGGGCAAGTAGCGGGCGGGCTCGGCGGATACTACGCAGCAAACAAAGCGTATGACTATTTCTTTCCAGGTAAGGACGTAGCCGAGGAAACTACGAAAGCCGTAACGCAAGGCGCGCAAGGCGTAAGTGGAGCCGGAGCGAGTACAGGCGCTAGCGTACCGCAGCCTACAAGCGCGGCGGAGATGTTTTCCTCTACTCCGGCTAACAATCTCTATACTCCAATTAAGGATCCATCCGCTCCGGAAGGATTTACGCGAATTAAGGTTACCAGCCAAGCGGACGGATCTACCGGTAGCGCGTTAGTACCTTCCGAGAGTTTGGCGGACAAAGGGTTTTTAGACTCCGTAAATTGGGGCAAGGTAGCGCAAGGCGCGGGCGGAGCGTTACAAATCGCGCAAGCGTACAATATGTATAAAGGCGGCGATAAGGGCGGAGCGGCCCTCGTCGGTACTACCGGCGTCGCAAACCTCGCGGCCTCCGGAGCTATGGGAACGGCCGCAGCTAGCGGGGCTACGTCCGCTATGGGCGGTTATCTTGTTCCAGGTCTTAACCTCGCGGCCGGTCTCTACGGCGGTTATCAGACCGCGCAAGCTATGGGAGATATGGCGGGCGGCTCGCAACGTACGAAGGCGGGCGCTATGGGTGGCGCGGCATCCGGCGCGGCTATCGGCAGCGTTTTTGCTCCGGGTATCGGTACAGCTATCGGAGCGGCGGTCGGCGCGCTCGCGGGCGCTACGGCGTCGTGGACGGGTAGCAAAAAGGGCAAGGCGCAAACGATGCGCGACGGTATCCGTAACGTACTCCAAGAAAACAAGATACTCGACGAGAACTACCAAGGAACCCTAGCCGACGGAAGTAAGTACGATTTCGGTAAAGACGGCTCTACGCTGAAATGGAAAGAGATCGATAAAATCGCTCAGGCGAACCCGAACGCGTGGTCTCCAGCGGTCAACCTGGCGGATGCTCTCTCGGCCGGATACGGTTTCGTCGGTCAAAAGGCGTCGGATATTGCGGCGTGGTACGCGAAGGCGGCCGTATCGAACGCGGGCGACGATGCCGAAAAAGCAAAGGCAAACGTACGTCATTTCGCGCAACAACAGGGGCTAACGTTCGACCTTATTAAGAGTAAGCTAGACTCGGCAAAGGCGGATAACCGCGTAACCGAGGACCAGTATAACCGCTACTTGGCGGGCGCTCGCGACCTCTTTACCGGCGTAGCAACTCCGGGCGTAACGACTCCAGGTAGTAAACCTATACAACAAAATATCCCTAGACCGAAGAAAGGCGAAGTAGCTCGACTATCTCCGGGGATCTATATGGACGACCGAGGAAGGACGGTTAGGGGTAAGACTATGAGAGACGCTCTACAATCGGCATACGATAAAACTAAGGAACAAAAGAAAGGATAGACGATGGCACCAAAAGCAACAAAAACAGCCCTTAGCAAGGCACCAGGAAGCAAACTAGCGCAAAACCTACAGCGCGTAAGCCCTGGCGTATATCGTAACGCAGCCGGACAACTCACAAACTCCGGCGGGCGTCCTATGCCAGGTCAAGCCAGCCGGGTACCCTCTCCGTCC